TCAATGTCAACGTCTCCAGCCAATCTATGCACAGCATTTCACCTTATTTTGATATTAGTGGTTGTTATTATTGTTCATAGCTAACTTTATTATCCAGATCTCTCTTAAGTGATCTTATAGTGTTGTCAGCATTGGCCATTCGAGCACCAAAATTTCTTAAATCGTTTTCTAATCTAATTATTCTGTCTTGCATAGTTTTTATAGTGTTTTCTAATCGAATCACAACCGATGCTTCAACCAACATAATTTTTTTACCGTTGATTTCTACTTCTTTTATATACCCTTTATCATTTATGCTAGATGATATAGCAGCTTGGGTAGTTATGTTGTCCTCGTCGTCCTCATTTGCATACATGTCCATATGTTTTACATCCCGCTATTTTGTAAAGTCTCTTTTATAAAGTTACAGCTATCTTTATTCTTGTTAAATTTAATTTTCCATGGTCCTGGTGGTGCATATGTTTTTATCATATCTAGTTGTTCAGGTGTACATCGTTCAAAGAACTCGATAGAACTGCTAACATTATATAGTATCCATGGCGATATTCTACCACTTTTAAGCCATGCAACAGCTTGATTGGTATTCACTTTTCTAAAAAAATCTATCCATGACTCGCCAGTTTGCATGCTCCATTCATTCATCAACATTATGTTTCGTTCTAAAGCCTCTTCTCCAGATTCTTGGCGAGTTAATTCTCTAACATATTGTTCATAAACAAAGTCATGTGTCCACTTATCAATTGGTAAATTATTTTTTATTACATAATCTATAAATTTGGCAGGTTCAATAGCGTTAAGGTCTCGCATATGTTTTCCAAATTTAATAAATGCTGAGTAATATTGGCTATCAATAAAATTTCTATGACTGGTCTTAAATTCAGTTTTTTTACTAAAGGTGTTTAATTCATAAAATCGATTCCATGCTATGAAACCAAGTCTAACTTCTGGGTCATCTTTTCTGTACCACCTTCGTTTTTTTTCACAACTATGGTTGACGAGGTTTAATTCCTTTACAAATCCTCTTTTACAGAATTCACAAGTAAATTGTTGTTTAGAAGTACCGTTCATTTTTTCCAAGCGTCTATGAGTTCTTTCGCCTTTGAGTCAGTAACACCACTGCTTTTAACAAACGCTGCCCAACTTTTATTATCGTATGACAATTTAAGAAGATCCAATTCATCTGTATTTAAATGTGGATATTGTTCCAACAACCATTCATCTAGTTTGCTTACTCGTTTCTTGCCTCGCTTTGTGTCTAACCACGGTCGATATTGTTTTGACCCAAGACCTGCAACGCACATTAATTTATGTTGCAATTCTGGATGCTTTGTTAAATTCCAAAATCCAATATTCACTAAATCATTTGTAGCCATCACAGCGTATGCTGCATGTTTGCTTTGATCAGTTAACGAACTAATATATCGCATTAAAACTAACGGAGTGTATCCTTTTTTCTCCTCATCAGATAAGTTTGAATAAAAATCCATATCCTTGTTATCTATCGCGTTCAACACGGTTTTCAAATCAAGTTTATATTGTTTTGATGCAGCCATTTTTGATACTCCAATACAGTATATTGTTGTGCATTATCGTGTGGTTCGCAAGATGCATGGTAATTTGTGATATGATGCATTATATTTTAAATGGTTATGATAAATATCAGCAACTCTAGTAAGATTATGCGGTAACCCATCCGCGTAGCCCTAGAACGGCAATCATAAGGAGAAATAAAATGGGAAGACCTATTAATAAACGATATATTGGTGATGTTGCTGCACCTGGACAACAAATAAACCCAACTGCATACTTTATCGGTAAAGGCAGTACATCGCCAGCGTACATAGTAAAGCAACTTAGTGAAAACACATATTTGATGAATGATACCACTAACACGTATCAAGATAAAGTTCATCTGGTAAATGGTGGTGCTGCACTATCAGCTGGGCAAGCAAATGTTACTGTTCAACCATACGGATCATCTGGTGATGGTGCTGCGGGCGCTGTCGCAAATCTTGGTATCTTATCTGCTACAGTTTCTTCTGGAGGAACTGGTACCAGTGCCAATTATTATGTTCCAGGACAGATACTAAATCCATCAACAGGATCGTATACTACAGGTCAACGAGGAAATTTATATGTTGGTAGTGTGAAACTTGGTACGGTATCGGTCACTGCAAATACTGGATATACCGTTGGTGATACATTTACTTGGAACTACGCTGGATTTGAAACGCCGGTGGTATTGACTGTTGCTACAACAACTGGCAATGGAAATATTGGTGGTGTAACAATTAGTTCTGCAGGATCAGTCAGCAACGTCAATATAACTAATACTACCCCATACAGCAGTTCAACAACAGCAAACGCTTGGGCAACTAGCGCAAGATTTTCTATAAGATGGGATGTATTAGATTTTAATGTTTCTAATCCAGGTGATTATTATAATTCAATTCCATCTAACCCGGTTACATTAACAAATAGCGCACACGGCACCGGCGCAACTGCAAACATTGCATGGAAAGTTTCTTCGGTTAAAGTTACAAATCCTGGTAATTTATATCTGGCTGCATCGGTTGGATTTACAGGATCAACGCCGGCGGTGGCAACTGCAACAGTCAATCAAATACCTAATCAAACTACTAGTGGGAATGTCACGGCAGTTGCAGTATCTTACGGTGGTATGTATACAAATGTTCCACCAACAGTTACAATTTCTACGATAAGAAGTGTTGAATATGCTAGGGTGATTAAAAATCTTACAGTTGAAACATTCCAAGGAAATGAATATTCTTGGGTACCAACAGGAGTTACCCCAGTAGACGGACAAGCAGTAATACAAACTGCTTAAAATAACTGCTTCTGTAAAAGTAAGCAGACTCGGCGAACCCCCGATGATTAGCCTGGGCGAAATCATCGGGGGTTCTGCTGTTTAAAACATTTTACGTATATCTAAAATATCTGGAATTTTTCCAGTTTCTTTTACAAAAAATGCACACAACGGGTTTTCGTCATTCGACAACGGTACTGCAAGCAAATGTCCATTTTTTAATTTAGGGAAATACCATTTTACATCGGGCCATGTATTGATGATTTCAAGTCTTAGAAAACTTGGCATATATCCTTTAATTGGATTGAGACAAAATACATCAAAATCTTTATCCATCAAATATACAAGTGGCATAACTTCTAAATCACCTAGATGCATATCTCCTATAATGATACTCCAATCTAAAGGCATTTGTATATTAAAGTTTCCAATCTTAATGTCAATACAAGGACTGTTAAAACTTTCCAAAAATATCAACGGGAGGAAGTAGTAATCAACATCGGCTTGATTAGAATAATCAAGCACACAATATCTCAAATCATCTACTCTATCTGGAATTTGATTAATTGAATATGATTGATTATCATGGGTTAATATTCGCATTTATCTGCCTTTCTTGTTGGCAGATATTTAATCCAAAAACACAAGTAATTAATCAATATTCGCACAGTAAATCGTCTTTCACTGTGCGAATATTGCTATAATCAAACAATTTTTCGTTGTTTTTTAATAGGTAATTTTTGTTACATCATAAGGATAAGAGGTTGACTCATAAAACTTCTTACGTTTTAATAAATGTCGATTGGAAAACTTACATTTACTAGCAATGTCATATATTTCCACACTGTCCTTGTCATCAGCTTTTCTAAGACCTCTACCAATACTCTGTATAACTCGAACAAAGCTTTTACCAGGTTCTACTAACACCAGGTTAAAGATGCGGTTGATCGAAATACCAGTACTGGTTGTTCCGTATGTGGCAATCATTATAGCGTTGTCTGCAAGGTTAATTTCTTTATACAATTCTTTGCGTTTTGTACTTTTCATTTGGCCACTTATGAATGTAGAATTTGGCAATAATTCATTTAATATTTCACCAGTCTCAATTCTATCAACAAGTATTAACGTATTACCGGTATTGGAAATTTCTTCAATTTTCTTTGCAAGCCAAGACAGTCGATTTTTATTGGTGACCAAATACTTCAGTTCTTCTTGATAGTTGTTATATACCACAGCATCCTGTGTTTGGCATATGTTAACATGACAATTTGCTAAATGGCCTTGATCCTGCAATTCCTTTGCAGTAAGTTTTCCTATAAGTGGTCCAATTGCACTATACAAACTCACTTGATTATATTCTTCTTCTGGTATAGTACCTGTTAGTCCCCAACGTATTGGTATATTTGCAAATGTTGTAGTAAGAAGGCCGTGAAGCACGTTCATGTTTTTTACCGAATGTACTTCATCACAAATTACTGCAACGAGATTGTTAAGGAATACTTCTAACTGTTCATCATCCAATGCATCCTTGCTCTTTTTATCAAGTACCATAAGGCTTTGCCATGTGCATATTGTATGAGTTCTGTTGTATTCTTTTCGATCACCAAACAGCACTCCAACATCAAGACCAATATTTCGGTAGTCTTCCTCCGTTTGCATGACTAGATTTTTATTTGGAACAATGACAATAGTCCTTCCATATTTTTCTGCCAACATACTTAAGGTACTAGTAATAATTGTTTTACCAGCACTTGTTGGTGCTACAGATATACCCTGCAAGTTGTTAATACATTCATTTACAGCTTGTACTTGGTAATCTCGTAACTGAATTGGATCGCCAGCAAATCTATGCCCAGGAGGCCAACATATATGAGTCAAGAAATTTTCATCAATTTCAGTAAATTCAAAATTATGAGATGCTCGTTCATCTATTATTTCAAATTCATATCCTTGAATAACCAGCACTGGTAAGATTTTATCTAAAAGATTTAGATATGTACG